TCATTGAGCATCAACCTGTCTTTCTAAAAATTCAATTAGCTTATTCAGCCTTTCCAAAGTTTGTTCTTTTTCTGATTGAATTTGTAATTGCTCTACATGCTTTGTAAAATCCCCTAACTTTATTTGAAACGCTTGACTTCTATGTAAAAAATCTCTCATATTAGTGTCACTTTCAAATACCCTTCCTTGATTAACAGCACCAAAAATATAACCAAAATCTAACGTCAATTCTTTTAATAATTTATTTACCGTTTCCATATGAACCCAACCTTTATTATGTAATATCAATTTTTAAATTATTTCACTTAAATAATTCCTATGTCGATTCCATTTAAGTGCTATTAACTTATCTTCTCTAAAACTTTATGCTTTGGATAGTGATTATTTAAATATTCTTTTAGACTTTCTAAACATGTAATACTATCATCAAATATCGACTTTCTTAAAAAACCATTATATAAATAAATTATATTTTTAAGCTCCACAACACAAAATAAATTTTCTTGATTATCATCCAATTGAACTAAACTATCATATTGAATATCTATATTTTGTGATTGTTGATAGATAAATTTTGTATCATCAACCCCTTTAATTAATTCTAGTTCATCCTCATTCCAAGTATCCATTAGTATTAAACTAGATACAGAACTGTCCATACATTTACATTCTAAAATATTTCCTCCCTCATCGCTTAAAATAACATTTGTAATTCCACCATTAAAGTCCTTCAATAACTCGTGTGAGATATTACTTTCATTGAAAAGAACTAACTCTAAAATAGCTGTTGTTTGTAATTCATTCACTTATATAACCTCCCAGTATTACACTAAACTAACATATTTTGCTCAACAATATTAGATTTGTTCTTATTTTATCACGAACAGATGTTCGTTTACAAGTTATTTTAGAGAATTTTTACATTTTATTTACTGTTTAATTAAAACGATACCCTCGAAAACTAGAGGATTGAATTTATAAAGCTTAAACTATCGTCATCTAAAAGTGTTCTTAAAAATCTGCAATAAAAAAAACTGGTATCACACCAGTTCTATAGTTCTATATTAAAATGTCCATAATTTTTTTTCATAAAATCAAAATCCAATTTATGTTTAAGCACAGAATAACTTACATATTTATTATCTTTGTTTGCAAAACCTGTATCATATTTAAGTGCCACTTTCTCAAGTAGTTCTTTATTCACCACTTTTATTTCATTATCTTTAACCATTTCCCAAATATACCACATCATCCCTGATATTTGGATGGTGCTAGCAATTAAATTATTATTATCAAAAACTGTTTTTGCTAATTCTAATGCTCTATTCCCGAAGGAAGCTCTCAGTTGAATATCACTACTTTTTACATTTGCTTTTTTAAAAATATAGGTATTGTCAGAGAAGTATTTTTGCCCTTGTTTAGGAATTAAACTCGTCGAAGACACTTTGTCTAATTTTTCAAGTTTCCAATAAAGATCTTCTGTAATATTTATTTTTCTTTTATAGCCTTTATTACTCGTTAATCTAGCAAAATAATGACCATTCTCTTCGCTTAAATCTTCCATTTTTAAATTTAGTATTTCACTATAGCCTTCTCCTTTTATTCCTTCGAATAAACATAATAAAAATACTGCATGTCTTTGGTCATCAAATGAACGCATATAAGTAAATAATTGGTCTCTAGTGTATCTTACAATTGATGCTTTAAAAACAAATCTACTACAGTATTCCATATCAATGATACTTGGTAATCTTTGTGAACGATTTTTTGTATAACCGTTCATAATTGCCCAATCTATATATCTAGAAATAAAACCAATAGACGCACTTAACGGCTGGGGGCTAGGAGATTTTAAGCTATAAAACAATTCTTCTAACTCCACTTTATTCATATCAAAAATATCTTTATTTTTTTGATTCTCAATTTGAGTCGCTTTATTAAAGAGAGAATAATACGTAGTTAAACTATTATCTTTTACATCTAATGTTGTTAAATACCATTCCTTAATATCCTTATTAAATACATTATCTTTTAGCATCATTTGTACACCTCATTATTGGATTAAGTTCCTAAATATTTTCCGAAGTTTTTTTCTATTTTGAACGCTAAGTCCACCATATTGATGAATACCTAGCTCTTCCCATAACGGATTTTGAATAGAAAAGTCTAGCTGATTTAAGTAATTACTCAAACCTTCAAATGTGATATTTTTATTATGCATTTGTGCTGCCAATTCAATATGACCATTAAACATTCGATTTCTAAACATTAAAGAGTTTTTATCATTTAAATGTTCTTTATAAAACGCAAAAAGATACATCATATAGTCATTAATCACTTTAGCTACCTTTACTACTTCTATTCGACTTTCTAATTGAAAGCTACTTTCGATTGCGTTTGAAAGCTCTGAAAAAGTAACGACTTCACCATATGAATATTTAATATTAGAATTTGAAGTGATCCTTCCCTTCAATTCCCCTTCAACCTTTAATTCAATTACCACTTCATCCGATAACTTATCTTTGGCCAATTCTTGCAATCTTGGTTTTGGAATAGGATTAGCTTTTGCCATATCTACTTGAACTCTTTTGCATTGTGCTTCCGTCATATTTGAAAAGATAACTATCATATTTCCCTCTAGTTCAGTCTTCTTCATATAGGCGTTATAAATAGAGAACGTTCTATGTGCACCATCTAAAACATCCAATATAGTACCTTCTAACAAAGTCAGCGTTTTTTCCTTGTCATCATAAAATAATTCCAATCCTTCATTCCCTGTACCAACTTTAGCATTGTATCTCAGAGTAGAAGTAATCAAATCTCCATTTAAAGTTTGTTTTTCAATCTCACGTAATGATTTAGGATTTAGATTCATCACTTCTATTATTTCGCTTTTTAGCTTTTTCTTTTTTGCTTGTCGCTGAATATTGGGGTTATACATCGTAATACCACTCATCCACAACTTCCCAATGATTGCATTTGGTATCACTGCAGTGAATTCGTTATGTCCTGTTTTTATAACATTTTCAAAAGAATAAGGTAAACTGATAGTCTCTTCATAAGGTGACACTCTTTTATACAATCTTAATTCTTTAATTTCAGAAGGATTTAACCATTCCTCTATCCAATTTGAATTAGTTTCTTCAAGTTTTAAATTAAATTGTTCGCCTAATAATACTAACTCAAATAAATTTGCTTCTTGTAATACATCTTCGTCGTTAATCATTTCTAAAATATTTCCGATATTTATGTTATGTCTATTGAGTTGAATAGCAATTTCATCTAAAAATAAATCATTCTGAACGATTAATGGAATTTTAGCTATAATCTCTTCAATTAATAATTCACGGGTTTTACCAATTTTCAACGTTTACACTCCCTCGTTTTTCCATTAATTATCTAATTATTTCAATAGTACCATACGAGAAATTAAAATGTAACTATTATAAGTGAATTAATTGAAGTTATAATTAATCGAATGAAACTTTGTTAAAAATTTTTAAAATACCTTTATATAGGTAGAAACACAGTAAATATGTATATCGAACATTTTTTATAAATGAATTAATTAAAAATATATTGAATAATTCTATGTTACGACTATAATAACAGTAAGAGCAACTGAATTAAATGAAAGGAGACGATGTTATTGGCTCATCAAACAGCTAAAGATGCGAGATTTAAACAATTAGTATTATCAGATGAAACAGTAATTAAGGAATTATTGACGTATAGAGGTTCGATCGATGATACGTTGTTAAACGGAAACCAAGGAGGCTGTACGTCTAGCACCTTAAAAATGAATACGGATGTTATTAGTTTATTTATCGATTTAGATGAATTAATAAAAAAAAGCCTAAATGAGGAACAGATAAAATTACTTACCTACATAGCTAAAGACTATTCATACCATAAAATTGGACAGCTTTTAGAAATTCCTATTAAAACAGTGGGACGCAGATTAACTACCATTTGCTCACGAATAAAACAAGAAAATGATCGACAATGGAGAAAAACTGTTTATACGGAGAAATTACATTTAAAATCGAAACGATGTAGCAAATGTAAAGAAGTGCTTCCTGCTACTGATGAATTTTATAGCATAAACAACAGTAGCAAAGATTTATATCATTCACAGTGTAAAAAATGCAAAAAGTAAGGAAAAAATATTTGGGCGAAAATAGTAGTTTTTTAGATACACTAGTCAACTTAATAAGTAGAAGGAGCATTTATATGAAACTACAATTACCTCACGCTATCGTAGAGCTGAATGTAAATCTTCCAATTGAGGAAAGAGTTCAGTACATAAGATGTATGCTAGAAAATGAAAAATTAACTTATAAAGGTGAAGAAATTCCCTTAGAGTTATATTTTAGTATCACAGCAAATACATATAATACATTAATTTTATTGGACATGATAGGTTATTATTTAACAAAAGGATATTTCACAAAAGAGGAATTACTTTTAGAAGAAGAAAATTTGAAATTTATTAAAGAAACAAAAAAACGTAATAAAAGACGTAGAGAAATCGCTCAATTACTTAAAAGCCAAGGGGGGCAGCATCGCTTGCAAGATAATTATGTACTATCTCATTATAAACAAAAGGAAATCAAAAAGGGATCCACAAGACATAACACTTTTTCAAATACTTCCTATTTAGAAGCTATTACTTTCGGCATTGAAGAGGTAGAAGAGGAGTAAGTATAATAAATGAATTAATTTAAAATTAAAAAATGAATCTTTCAAATGTATCTATGCATTTTGCATGGATACATCATGAAGGTTTCATATAAAATTTTCAATAAGTACATAATGTTTAAGCTTAAATTCAATAAATAAATAGTAGGTGATGCCATTGCATGAATTAATGTAAAAAAACAAACGAAACCTTCAAAAATATACCCTTCTCTTAGGAAGTGAGGACAAAGGAGAATGAAAATTGTAAATAATTTATCTACGTTTTATCAACTATTGATAAATGATAAAAAATTACTTCGTTTACTATATTATTTACCAAAAGATGATGTAGACGACCCACTGGATGAGTCAAAAATTGAGGTTTCTATGTTACCTGAAAAAGATCTTATTATAAATAATTTACTTGTAATTGGAGACAAAACAAACGATTTAACAATGGATTCTTCTTTTTGTCGAATATGTTTATATACTGGTTCACGAACACCTCAAAAACATTATCTTAACAAAACAAAGCAATTTATAGATAACCCTTATTGTAGCACGCAACAATATATTTTCGATATTTATACACCCAATTCAATTAATAACGTAGATTTTCGACTTGATTGGCTGGGTGAAGCGCTTAATGAAGTACTATTTCATGGGGAACAAGGAGAATTAAATGAGTTGAGATTCCATAGTGGGATGCCACTATTAAATATACCTAATGGTTTTGTAGGTTATCGTTGGACTTACATTCTCCCTTCCGACCAAAAAGCACGAGGTTATCAAAAATGAGCATTTCAACAATAAAAGCATTTGGCAAGCCTACCCCTTACAAGGGTTTACATCTTCATCCTATCCGAATGAAGGATGCTGATGAATTTTATGATTGTGTACAATGTTTACTTTTGCCTAAAAACGATTTTCAAGAACCCGAAGTCATTAGAATGTCTTATTTCATGTTTCTCCTAGCCCTCTCCCAAAATAAAGATGGTAATGATTTAATCGTAAAGCTATTGGCATTATACCGGTTGATCTTTAAAACAGAAAACATACAGTTAACGGTCAATGAAAAAGGTATGGCGTTTATTATTGTCGACGGTATTTCCTTACACGAACGTGATTTTGATAAAATCAAGACCATTATTAGTGAGCAAAACCTTATCGATTTAGATGATGAATTTATCGACCCAGATACAAAAAAAGCGATACAAGATGCGCGTGCATTTATGGCCAAAAGAAAAACAAGACAAGCAGATATAGAGCAGCAAATAGTAGCCTATCATTGTAAATCTGGGCTCCCCTATCACGAGATACAAAACTTAACACTTTATCAATTCCATAAAGGCTTAGTACGTATGGATTATATGATTAGTAGCGATGCAATTTTAAATGCACGTTATTCCGGTATGGTTGAATTTAAAAATGAGCAAGATCTCCCCCATTGGTTAGGACATATAGAAGAACCAAAGAAAAATGAAGATGTCATTATGACAAAAACTGCATTTGATAAACAAATGAAACAACTAGGACTTGATCCCAGTTTCAATAAAAAACAATAATCTAAAAGGATGGTAATTTATTATGACACAACAAAATCAATTTTTAACTTCAGTAGCAAATGTTCGTTTATTTGATCGTTTAACAGATGAATTAATTCTTAATGGGAAAACATTATTAAATTCATCAATGACACAAGCAATTCAAACACAAGCAATTCATGCAGGGAAAGGCTCTAAAAAAGTTTATGAACTTAACTACCAAAAAGAATTGACATTCTCCATTGAAGATGCTGCATTCGATACGGCTTATATTGCTTTGCAAAATGGGACAGAAATTAATCATCAATTAGCGGAATTCTATACAGATGAAATTATTTTACTTGATGGAAATGGGAAAGGAACATTAGCAGATACGCCAATTGGCAAAGTCCATGTGGAACAATTAAACGGCACGTTCTCACAATACACTCCAACTGGTAAAGATATCTCAATTCCAACTTTAGCTGGCAAAGAAGTGCAGGTTGTCTATGCAGTACAGGAAATGATGGATACCATTGAAATCTCAGCTGATTCATTCCCGAAAGCTGTGCGCATGGAATTAAATGTAGATATTCGCTCTAACAATGGAAAAACAGGTGAAGTCATTATTGAAGTGCCTAACTTTAAACCAAATGGTGCAGTGGAAATTTCAATGACGCACGAAGGTGTAGCTTCTTCTTCTCTTGCAGGTAGCTCACTGGCTGATAAAAAAGGAAACTACGCCTACATTAAACTTCGCAAATTAACGGATGAAAAGGTACAAGTTACAGCATTAGCTTCAAATCCTTCTCGTTTAGTTCTTGATTCAGCTGTTCCAGGAGATTCACAAAAAATCACTGTATTAGGTATTCGTGGTCCTGGTTACAGTAATGTACTTTTACAAAACAGTGATCTAACATGGACTTCAAAAAACCCAACAATTGCAACTGTCGATACAAATGGTGTTGTAACGTTAGGCGCAAGTGCCGCAACGAATGACCAAACAATTATTGAAGTAACAGATGGTACATATATTGAAACAATTACTGTAGATGTCATTTAAATAAATTAATTTAAAAATGGTAGAGAATATACTTCTCTACCGTTTTTATTCTAAAAGAAGGAGCGAGAAAATGGCTAAACGTGAAACGAAATTAACTTTAGTAGATATTCAAAAAAATGCTGATGAGCTAAATAAAAAGCAAAAGTTTTACATTGATAAAAATCTTGGAAAATTTATTTATTACTATCCAAAGTTCAGTAAACGCAGAAAAACAATGTTAATTAATGATTTAGCAAGTACATTTGAATATGTTCAACAAAACAACTTGGATTTCTTTAAAAATGACCATGAATTACAACACTATATTCTCTTTTTAATTATCAAACATTTTACTGAACTAAAAGCTGAACTGAAAGATAAATCAATTGAAACGCATTTTGCTACGATGCACAATCTAGTAGAACTTGGCTGGTATGACCTATTCCTAATGGACATGTTCTCTGTTCAAGAAATCTCGCATGTTCTCGAAGAAATTAGTAAGCAATTCAATATAAGCATCCAGTTTTTGGAGCTCGAAAAGCAATTAATGAGTAAATTAGAATCCAATGCCAAAATAGAAAAATAAATAGTTAAAATTTTGAACTACTCCCCTACCTTTTTAGGTGGGTATTTGAACATTTTAGGATATTTATATATTCGTAGAAAATTAGATAAAACAAGAATACAGCTACTATTTTAGGGCTGTTTTTATTTATCTCATATTAGGAGGGAAAATTATTGAGTACTAACCGTACACGATCAAATAAACCAATGGATTTATTAGTCGCACTAGGAGTCAATGACGAAGTTTCAAGAAAGAATATTAATACCTACATAGAGAGATTAAAAAATATCAATACATTTACAGTGAACCTAGACGTAAAAGGTTTTGATACGAATCCATTTATGGAATACGAACAGCAAATTAATGCCCTACAACAGCAATTAAACACGTTAAATTCACAAATTCAAAATATTGGAAGCGAATCATCCCCTACCCTTTCACAATTTGAAGAATTCAAACAACAAATAACCACATCAGTAAATTCGATTGCTAAGTTTAATGAAGCGGTCGATGAAAGCAATGTAAATGTAAAACAGTTTTATAAGCGTTTGGCAAATATTCCTACTGGTGACTTACAATCACTAGAGCAACTCGTAAAGCAATTAAAAAACGAGGTAGAAAAAGTAAGTTTCAACCATTTTCAATTAAATGGTGTACAAGAAACTCAACAAAGTCTGCAAAATCTCGAAACAACATTATCCAACTTTTACGCATTATATAATGGCTATGCAAACAACACGGACTTTGAACAATTAACGGCTCAAATTACAGATTTAAACTCTCAGATTACAGACATTCAATTCGGTGAAGGTTTCAACATCGCCGGTATATCAGAAATCTCAAGCCAACTAGAAAAAATTAATCAAGGAATTATAGGTTTTAATAAAAATACAATAGAAACCGCCCAAAGCTCTACTTCTCTTACTGATACATTAGTGGGTGCAATAGAAACAACAACCACACTGAAAGAGACCTTTTCAACCGCTGGCACAACTGTAGCGACGTTTGGAAGATCACTATTATCTGCAACAGGCATCGGCTTAGGCCTTATGGCCGTTGACTTTGTTATAGGGAAAATTAGTGAAAGCATCGCAAAAGCAAAGCAAAAGGCAGAAGATTTAAAGGTAAAGCAAGAGGAAATCTTGAATTCCTATACTGCACATTCTGATGAAATTGATGGACTTGTATCAAGATATACTCAGTTAGAAGAGGCAATGGCATTAGGAAATACAGATACATCCATACTAGCCGAATATCGTGATGTTTCTAATCAGCTTGCTGAATTCTTACCTCACTTAGTTACCAGTGAAGATGAATTCGGAAACAAAATTGTTGGTTCTTCAGAAGCATTGAAAGTAAAAATAGGACTTCTAAAAGAACAACAAGTAATCGCAGCCCAGCTTGCTGAACAAGCCACCAATGACGAACGCGATGACAATATAAAAACACGCAATAAAACTATTTCTAAACTTGAGAAAAAACAAAAAAATATACCAGAACTTGCTACTAATAAACTATCCGATTATGCAGATACAAACCCAAATATATATGAAAAAGTGAACTTTAGAGATAGTAAAGGAAAGTCTATACTTAAAACATCAGAGGATTATGACAGCAAAATAAAAGAATTAACAAAGCTTCAATCAAATGCTGAGAATAGTGGCGATAGTCAGCTAGCAAACTACTATGAGAATTTAAACAATCAAGTAAAGCATTATAAAGAGGAAATTGTTAAAAACGAAAGAGAACTTAATCAGGAAATTTTAGCACAGAAATCAGATTATATCGATATTATTGGTCAAACAATAAGTGAAAATGATAAATTGTCGGAAAGTGTAAAAAGCAATGCGGAAGGTTTTGCCGCTCAATTAATTGCAGCCACGGATGCAGGTAATTTAAATACTTTACAGGAATCTTTAACAACCTTATTTTCGAATCCAAATGCCGATTCATTCATATCTGATATAACAACATCCTTCCAAAACATGGATAATGCTACTACTGATACTTTTGATTCTATGGCTAGTGAAACAAAAGATAAAATATCAACTATTAAAGGTGAATTATCTAAATTAGGCTTAAGTGAAAATGAAGTTGGTAGTATTATGAATTCTTTAAACGGCCATTTCAATAATACCATTTCTACTCAAAAGGAATTATCAGTTGAAATGCGAGCGAATCATTTAACATTTGCTGAAGCAAAAGCAAAAACTTCTGAGCTTAAAGAAGAAGTAAAACAATTTCAAACAGTTTATGAACAATTGGCTGGTGTTGAAGAAAAGCAAGTTAAACATACAGATGATTTATTATTTCAATATGACGCCTTAACTAAACAATTAGGGAACTATTCTGAACAAACATTAGGAGATATCCTAAATAAAGACGAGTTAACGACAGAGGAGCAGTTTTTAAAAGAAACATTAAATAAAAGAATGGAGGTAATGAGAGAATTATCTGCCACCTATCCAAATTTATTAGAAAATGACTCGAAATTAGTAGGTCTCTCACCAGAAAAGATAAGTGCAATTGAAAATGAAAACAAAGCATATACCACGTTACTCAAAGCCTATAAATTATATAATGACGAAAAATTGACAGAAGATCAAAAAAGTACAATCGCCTTTGCTCAATTTGCATTAGAGAGAATTAAAGTATTAAAAGCGGAGTTAAGTGCAATTTTACTTCTAAAAGCTAGCGTACAAGATAAATATGATGAAGCATCCGAAAATTTTAATAAAAATAGTAATAGTAAAAGCGATAAAGAGAAAAATAGTTATACATATGGATATGAATTATATGCTTTAGGTCGTAACTTAAGTGTAATTTCAGCAAAGGAAGACCAAAAAAACAATGAGATAACTGAAGCACAAAAAGTATTAAATAACTCTACTAACGAAGTTGAAAATATTATAAAATCTGTAGAAAATTCATCAAAAGTCTCCAAGACTAACAATAACACATTAAAAGAATCAATCTATATTACAGATAAATATAAAGAATCACTAGAAAACTTAAACCTTGAAATTGCAAAGCAAGTAAAACTTCAATCGTCACTACCGAAGCATTCTGAAGAATATCGGAAATCACTTCAAGTACAGTTAGAATTAGAAAAGAACAAACTTTCTTTAATTGAAAGTCAGGAAAAATCTTTAAAATCTCAAATTGCTTCTGGAAAAATCAATAAAACAGGTACTGTTTCAAATTCTTCTACAACTAGTACATCTAGTACTACACAGAAATTAAGCGGTTGGTCTGGGAAAATTTCTAGTAACTACGGTAATAGAGTTTTAAAAGGTAAATCAGATAATCATCGTGGCATTGATATTGCTATGCCACAAGGCACTAAATTAGATGCCAATATTAGCGGTAAAGTAATTGCAAGTGGAAAAGCAGGTAAAGATAACAATTATCACTCTTCCTATGGAAATATCGTCGTAATACAGGATGCCAATAATTTAAAGCATATTTATGCTCACCTTGAAAAAGCAGTAGCTAAAATCGGTTCTACTGTAGAAGTAGGTGAGCAAATTGGTACAATTGGTTCAACAGGGAATAGCACAGGGTCCCATCTCCATTATGAAATTAATAAAAATAATCAAACTCCTATTGATCCAACTAATTATCTAAATAACGCTCGATCGGGCACTATCACTTCTACAACCGCTGTTGAAACAACACAACAAGCTATTGATCAAGCAAAATCTGAATTAATAAATGTGCAAAATGATATTCTCAACCAAAAGGAATTAATCGCTAAAATAGAGAAAGACATAATAGATTCTCAACTATCCCATTTTGATTGGAGACGTGAAAACATTCAATCCAACTTGGATTACGAAGATGCGAAACTGAAATTGGTTGATAAAAGCTCTAGTAGGTATACAAAAACGATTGATTTACAAACAAAATATTTAGAACAAAAACAGACAGTAAATACGCAAGAATTAAATTATTTAGAAGGCTTAATTAAAGATGGTTCACTTTCTGCTATTACGCTTGATGAAATGAAAAGCAGATTAATGCAATTGAAAACGGAAATGTTAGAAACAAATAATGCCATTTCACAATTAGCATTAAATAAACTTGAAACCTTTAATTATCAACGGAGTATGCCTGAATCACAACTTGAATATGAGAATGCCAAAATAAAAGAATTAGATACCAATTCTGCTAGATATGCCAAAACACTGCAACTTATGACCATTTATATGAATCAAAAACAAAAGGTCAATCGCAGCGAATTAAATTATTTACAACAGCAAATTGCTAGTGGGAAACATTCTGGTGAAGTTTTAGAGCAATTAAAAGAACGATTTACTCAATTAACAACGGAAGTAAAGTCACTAGATATTGAAATTCGAGAAAAAAATTATGAAATTATTGTCAATATTAAAACTCAATTTGATGAAAAAAATAGTAATCTTCAATTTGAAATTGAAAGAAGTAAGATTATTCAGTCCATGTATGAGATTGGTTCAGCCGACTCTAAACGAGAGATAGATTTTCAAGTTCTAAAAACAAAAGAATCATTAAAACTTATTAACGAAGAAATAGCTACATTAAAAAAGCAATTGCTACAATTCAGTTTAAAGCCGGAAGATAGGAAAAGTTTAGAAAAAGATCTTCAAGCTTTACATTTACATGGTACAAAACTTGAAGCTGAATTAAAAAGTTATGATGAGTTACTCATTGAAAATGCGAAGAAAGTAGAAGACGACCTTGTTAATAAATTAATTAATGCATATAAAAACTATATTCAGGAAAAACGCGATGCACATATAAAAAGTATCGATGATGAGATAAAACGAGAAAATGAGCGTCATGATGCTGTCATGGATAATTACAAAGATGAAATGGATTTATTTAGAAAGAACATCCAAGACAAATTAAAATTAATTGACCAACAAGAAGCTCAACGTAATTATGATCAGGACATTAATAATCTTGAACAAGAACGACATACTGTTCAAGGGCAATATAATTTATTACTACTTGATAATTCTCATGAAGCAAAAGCTAAACGGAAAAAATTACAAGAGCAACTACAACAAATTGATGATGAAATTTCAGAAAAACGGCATGATCGTGAAATTGAATTACGCAAAGAATCATTAAATGAGCAATTAGAAGCAAAAGAGAATGAAATTAGTCAAAAGGAAGAATTAGAAAACGAGTTTCACGAAAAAGAATTAAGTTTATTAGATGATAAAAAGAAATATTGGGAACAATACTATACAGATAAATTAAATGATGAGCGGAAATTCCAGGAAATCAGAAGCAAAATTCAGAAAGGTGAATTTGCATCTTTAAAACAAGAATTTGAAGATTTCAACACTTGGTTAAAAGAAACTATGCCGGATTTAGAAATTACCCTAACTGGATCAATGGATAAAGTTGGAACATCGATCAGACAAAATATTATTGAAGAATTAAAAAAAGCGATAGATTTAATAGACACTTTTGAAACATCTACCAAACAGGAAAACGGAAATTATGGTTCTTCAAGTAATAGCAATGCTATGCAAAATAATTCAACACTAATTGAAGGCGATATGCAAGTGCTGTTAGGGAAATTTATGACGGATGTTCTTGCTAATCAAACAGATAATCCTATTCGTAAAGCAAATATTATAGAAAAAGCGCATAAACTGGCTAATGAAGGTAGAAAAAATAATTCTCAAATTTCTAAAGATGTTGATTTTACTTACTACATTAAATCTCAATTGACAGATGATGACCTTGTTAAGTTGAGTAAATACTTTGCGGAACAAGCAAAGACAATAGTAATTACACCCGAATTACAAGATGCCATTAAAAACCAAGCAGAAAATATGCGAATTGCAGGAACACAGTACTATATAAAAAATTCAGCTTCCGCTTTACAAGGAGGCATGACAAATTTTTCAAGTAACGGAATTGACGGTATAGGTGGTAAGGCGATGATTGTACACCCTAACGAACTAATTCACTCCCCTATTGACACAAATAACTTACTTTCAATGGCTAATATTATGGAAAGAGCTAGCTCATTCTTTAGTCCATTATTAAGTAAAATCCCTCCATTTAACACTAAATTAAGTACTGTTCAGACTGCTTCTACTGCTACATACGGCAACATAAACATTGAATTCAATATCGATAAAATGAATGGAGATATGAATGATCTTAATAAATTTAGCAAAATGATTAACGATAACTTACTACGTAAGAAAGGAATGAGAACTTAGTGTTAGAATCTATTCATTTTATGTATGATCATATTTCATCAAAGGATATGGGCGTTTATATTGGATGGTCTTCGGGTAAATTATTCGAAGAGAATTTTTTACCGCAACGTCGCATTATCGAAAAGAAAATCGCCAATAATGAAACACCTTACTTTCAGAGAGTGGAACATGATCCACTCTCTTTTACATTGTCTTTTTATATTGATGATTGGGTTAATGCGCAAGATTTGAGAAAAATTGCACGTTGGCTCTTTCAGCCCTATTACAAGCCACTAGTTTTTGATTCTAATCCTAATCGAGTGATGTATGCACTTGTAGAAGGTGATTCTCAATTAATTCATAATGGGCTCAAACAAGGATTTGTCGAGTTAACTATCCGATGCAACTCCCCTTATAGCTATTCGCATGAACAAATAATAGATAAAGTCGCGTTCAGAGAAGCCAATAAGCACTATCTGCTAAAAGATGATAACGCTACATTTGCGGAAGGACAATTGCATAATATGAAACTCACTTCGAATGGATTAACTATCGATGAACTAACGAACACTTGGGGCACTTTATATGCAAATACTATAAGATGGAGTGATATTTAAATGGAAACTACAACTAAATTGGACTTAAAAATTGTAACCGAAGATACGTTTGAACAAGATGATATTAAAGAGACCATTATCAACTATGGTAAAAATTTTTCTAAGCTTGAAAAATACTTAAAATCTACAGTACAGTCTATTGAAGATTTAAATGAAAATACTTTCTACGCAATCGGTCATGTGATATGGAACAAAACACCTGCCATTGGGAGCCATATTGGTTGGGTTGCCACAAGAGAAGGCATTCATGCTAAATCGAGAATAAGGAATAAAGATTATGTGGTTGGCGAGTTAATAAAAGCTGTTCCAGATAATGGCGGTTTGTACGAATGTGTAGTCGATGGTAGAAGTTCAACTAGCTCCCCTACCTATCTTACTGGATTAAATCAAGAGTTCTACGATACAAACGGAACCAATTGGCGCAAAGAATATAACTATGAAGTAGGCGATATTATTTATCCTACTAACAGTAATAAACAATACTACTATATTTGCGAAACAGCAGGATTATCTTCGACTACTGAACCTGAATGGACTGCTATTCAAAATGGAATTACATCTATTGATGGCTCTGTCGTTTGGCGTAAAGCAAAAACAATTAAATGGAAACGGATTGGCAGTAGCTGTGAGTTCAGACCGTTTGGCAAAATTGAATAGGGGTGCTTATTATGAAAAAATGGGGTGCTGTTCTAAACGTAAAAGGCTCTTATATCTCTAAAATTCATTCGATTTCTACTAATGCCCATAAATATTTTACTACGATTGCGGCAAGTATTATAAATATCCATGCCCAACAAATCGAATTTTATTATTCAGTTTCATACGATACAGTCAATTGGACAAATTGGGCACCAATAAATTTTAATAGTACCGATTTACTAGATCAATATGGTCTTCAAAACTTGTCTTTTCGCTATAAAATTGTCATGAGTACTACTAAAGAGTATCAAAAGCCATATATACAAGCATTTTCTATTAATTTTGATCCATGTGCCGTTATAGAAAACTTAGGTGATTTCAATTTAAAACCTAAGCTTTGGATTACAAAAACAAACGGAAATGGACCAATAGAAATCATTAATACCGTGACAAATCAAAAAATGCAATTACAAAATTTAATTGATAACGAAGAAGTTTATATTCATTGTCAAAAAGAAGAAATCGTGTCAAATAGACAAAATTTAGGGGTCTATCGCTATGATGATCATAATGATGAATTTTTAGAATTAGTTGTTGGAAAGAACTACATTCAAGCAAACGGTGATTTTGATATGCATATTAGGTATCAGCATCAATTTATTCAACAATAATTTCAGTGAAAGGAGGTGATAAAGTGAAGATAGGTGACATTAATTATGATTTAAAAGTAGTAAAACCGCGAATATTCCTTTGCCGCCCTGATAAAAAGACAATTGCACCACTAAGTGAAGCCTATGATATTAGTTATAGTACAAAACTATCTGTATTAAATGAACTATCATTTAAGATTCCCACTGTGATTTTTCAAGACGGTGTGCCAATGGACAATAGAAATATACAAGCGATTAAAAATCGTTATTTATTTAAATTGAAATTTGGTCCTATTACAGAATACTTTTTATTAAATGAATCAAACAAAACGTATAGTGATGATGAATATATACAGTATTCCGCCCTATCTTTAGGTGTGCAATTAAGTGACAAAAATATTCGAGACTTCGAGGTAGTTAGTAAAACACTTGCGCAAATAGCTACAGAAATATTGGCATCAACCAATACGAAATGGAAGGTTGGGTATGTTGATAGTTTTTTCGAAACGCATCGAAGTTACGAAGTTTCCTCAAATAATATATTAGAAATCATTTATGATTTAGCAAACGTATGGAACGCCCTTATCGTTTGGGATACTGTTACATGTGAAATCCACTTCTATAAACCCGATAATATTGGCAATAATAAAGGTTTTTATATTCGGGATGGCAAATATATAGAAAGCTTTAATTTATCTACCAATACGATTGATACGATTACTCGCTTAAAGGTATACGGTCAAGAAGGACTGACCATTCATCGATTAAATCCAACAGGCCAGTCTTATTTAGAAGATTTTAGATTCTATCTCTACCCCTTCAAACGAGAAAATGGAGTTGTCGTTAGCCATTCAGAATATTTGAGTGATGAGTTGTGTATAGCATTAGAAGATTATCGTACATTAGTTGACTCATTGGCAGAAAAGTTTAGTTATCTAACTACAGTAATCACCACACAAACTGCTGTTATTCAAACTGAAAATCAGCTACTTAGCACTTTAATTACACAAAAAATCATTTTGGAAGATGAGTTAGATTTATCTAACGCCAATTTTCAATCCAACTCCCCTGCCCATTTGGATATTATTAGCCGATTAGAGGCAAAAAGAAATGAGATTTCCAATCAAGAGGCATTTATTCGACAATTAAGTTATCAGCTAAAAAACTACGAAGATGAGTTGGAACAATTAAGAAATAAATTACAAAGAGAGAATAATTTCTCAAATGAGCAACTAGCAGAGCTATCTAATTTTGAAATCGAAAAAGAATATACAAATGACTCCATTGTCGATAATCAAGATTTATTAACAGAAGCGCAAGAAATTTTTAGGCAATATTTAGAACCTAAAATTAAATTGGATATGAATATCATTGATTTTTTAACCGTCGTAGAATGTCAAAATGATTGGGATAAACTCAATTTAGGGGATATCGTTTCTGTTCGTTACGATCGATTACAAGTAGATATTAAGGCAAAAATTACGGAAATTACATTTGACTTTGAAAGAGAAAGTATTTCAGTAATTATTACGAACGAAATGGACGAAAAAAATACTTGGTTAGAGCAACTTAGTAAAGCTGGTAATACTTCTACCCTTGTCCAAATGGAGAAATGGAAGTGGAATCTTTCCGAAAAAAACAACGGTGCCATTAATGACATCATTAATAATAAATGGGACGCGTTAAAAAATGCGGTCATGGCAGGCTATAATCAGCAAATTGAAATCAATGAACGTGGGATTACTGTAAAAGATTTAACAGATCCTTTAAGCTGGTTAGTGATCCAAAATGGATTTTTAGCAATTACCAATGATAACGGTAATTCATGGAAACATGCTATTTCGAAAGATGGCATTTTTGGCGAGCGCATTTTCGGCAAAATTATTTCTGGTGTGAATTTAATCATCGAGGATGAATCAGGTATTTGGCTCACCCAAGGTTCACGGACAACAATCTATAATCGAAACGGTGATGAAGTCATGCGTTTAGGGTTAGTAACAGATGACCCAGAACCCGAATGCTTTGGATTAACTTCATGGAACGATATTACAAGAGTTGCTATTACAACTTGTGAAGGGTTCGCAGTTAGTCAAAAAGAAGATGACAATTGGAAGAAAATTTTATGGGCGAATACAGACGGAACATTATATTCTCGGAACATGGTAGCTGAAAATATTAAAATCGTTAATAATCTAGACCAAGTAATTTTAGATGCTGAAAATAATTATTTTGATATTGGTTTATTTGATAAAATAGTTGCAGATGGTAAGTTAACGACACTTGAAAAATTGGAGCTTATTAAAGAATTATATAAAATCCACACCGACTACCAATTACTACTTCAGCAAGCCCAAAAATATATACGAAGTGAACGAGATAATGAGACGGATGTAAATGGTCCATTTGATATAGCTACTCAAACCTTCCCTACTGTCTATTCGATAACAGATCGATACTCAACAAGTAAAGTGAAAGAAGCCTATTTAGCATTAATGAACTACATAGATAGTTACATAAAAGTATTGAAAAACGGTTACCGTGAGACTGAAAACTTAGAAATCGATATGACAGATCCCCTTACTGAATCCACGAGTTCTATTGAAAATCGTGGCTTTTTTGTGCAAAAATTTAAAGACTATTACGACGAAGCTACACGTTTACGACAAGCAATTGAAGACTCCCTATTTTATTCAGGCATTCATATGGGCTCTTATAATAACAATTTAATCATGAATGAATTTGGGTTTATCGCTGTTCGAAGTGATGGGAAATATCGTGCATTCCTCAATGCCACAAATGGACTTGCCCTACAAAAGTGGGAAAATAATCAATGGGTAAGTAAATTATTTGCTACACTGGGTGACGATAAGTGGGAAGACGGTACCCTCTACGCTGAAGGATTGGTGACAAAAAATCTTCGTATTGTAGACGGCAATTTAGGTGATGCTATCACGCTTGATTGGGAAAATGGGATCACCATCTACGGAAAAAACAGAGAAATAATTAAGCTTAACGCCAATGAAGCAATTTCTATTTATGTGGGGAATGCGAAGAAATTTTACGTTGGCACTGACGGTAGACTTTATGCAAAAGATATTACCACACATAATCTTAAAATTGTGGACGGGTCTTTAGGAGAGAAAATTATTTTCGACCAAACAAAAGGCATTACGATTAATGGGAATAATGGAGAACAAATCCGCTTAAATGCGAATGAAGGAATTGCCATTGATGCCAAAGGTGAAAAGCGTATTTGGATTGGGAAAGATGGGCTTATTTACGCTAAAAAGCTACTTGTTATGGGCAATGATAGCGATGAAATCATTAAAGATGTGGACGGCAGCTATATTTCAGATTTAACCGTTAATAAATTAAAGACACTTAATTCCAATCAACCTCAAGATTTTATTCATATTAAGGACAATTTCTTTAAAATCAAAACAAATTATGGCGGTGCTGAAAAAGATAAGCTCACCATTACAGTAAAAGAAACAGGAGATGCCGCTTACCCCCATATGACTTGGGGTGCTGGTGGTGATACAGGCGCTGGAAATAATGTGGGTTACCAGTACAAAAAAAGTGATGGTTTCTATTTTGATTATGTAGGTACAGATGGCCAAAAACGCGAATTTGCCCTTAAAAATGGCGATGAATCTATTTTAATGAAGACACCCCATTCTATGAACTTTGATGGTAAAAACATTAATTTCAAAGCCTCCTCTGCCATTACTCTAGCTGTAGGAGAAAACAAAATCATTATTAATGGTGAAGGTGTCAAAGTCAATGGTACACGAATTAACTTAAACTAAGGAGGCGGTGACATGCCAGAAGTAGCGATAAAAGGTGCCAAAATACAAAATACTATGGCTCCAAATCATATTCAAGTAAGAAAGCTTAATCCTGATACTATTCCTCCCTACTCCTCCTATATTTTTGATTACATTAATGCAACCATTGAAGGAGAAATTAACGAAGGCAGTTCCAATGTATTTGTAAATGGAAAGGAAGTGGTATTCTCAGACGCTAAAACAACAGAAAATGATAGTTATTCCCTTCCTGATGGTTGGACTTATGATAGCGGTGCTCATACAAATACGAATGGTTCCGTTACTAATGGCAGTCCTACAGTTTTTGTTAATGGAAAGCCATTAGGAAGAAAAGGTGATGCAATTAAAACACATGCTGGCTCAAATGCAATAATTACTGAAGGTTCTAGCAATGTGTTTGCAAATTAATTATGAAGAAAGAAGGTGATACTTTGTCATTACCTATAAACTATTTAGAATTTAATAACCCTATCCATATCGTTTGGAGAAAAGGGTCACCAAACGACCCTTTTATCGATAGACTTGATATTGCACGTGTAGTAAATCAACGTGTGTGCTTATTAGAAATCCCTGATGAATTGTTTAAGGTACGTATTGCAAACATGCTTGAAATAAACTATGAAGCATTTATAAAACATAACCTCAGTGATCATGAGTTTTACGTTGACTATACGAATGGTTTTGTTTATTTTCATCAATCAAAAGAAGCACAAACACTGTCCATTATTTATAAAGGAAGAGGCCTTATCCTCTACCCTTCCACACGGATTATTCACTATGACGGAACAACTGCTACTGAATCATTGCATCACATTATTGAAAAAAGCAAAACTCAAGTACAAGAATTAATAGATCGAACAGATACATATGAAAATTACTTAAAACGCCTTGTGGTTGCCATTAATGATGCTTCTAATGCAACCGATCAGGCATTAATTGCAACACAAAAAGCACAAGACGCCACAGAATTGGTCAAAGATGCCTATGAAACAACCGTGTTAATATATCAGCCTTATGTTCATACATATAAGGACATTGCCAAAAAGTACCCTTACCCTGAAGTTGGCTGGACAACTCAAGTTTTTGATACAGGTATACGCTATCGCTGGAATGGTAAAGATTGGACTCCAATTGATGCATTAGGCGGTAATATCCCATTAGCAAGCGAACTATTAAATGGCTTAATGAGTAAAGAACATTTCATTAAATTAAAAGGTATTACGGAATTTGTTAACGACAAAACAATTGTATTTATTATCCCGAAAGATATTTTAGAAGGTGTGCAAGACCCTCATATAGTTTTTGATTATGCTGGCGAAATTGTCGAAATCAAAGCTTCCGTTACATCAAAAGGCTTAGAACCAACCCCTATTTGGGTACAAAAATCAGCTAACTTCGCGGATTGGTTCAATGTAACCGATAATCCCATAATGATTAGAGAAAACAATAATCTTGATGATCAATCTCATACTTTAACAGCATTTACCGTGCAAAAAGGTGATATTTTCAGATTAAATATTCCCTCCTTTTCTGTGGATGCCCAAAATCTATCTGTCAATGTCAAAATCATGTTAACCGACTCTTTAAACTCCTAGCGGGACTTAAAGAGTTTTTATTATATAAAAAAACAAAATGAACTAGAAAGAAGGAATTTATTTATGTCTAACCAACCAATCGTATCATGGTATGAAGGTACTAATGAATTATCAAAACAAGTTAATTACACAGTGAACTACGATACTGTTGATGCTGCATCCCGATCAGAAACAAAGATATTCTATATTTGGAACAATCGAGGGGGAGCAACCGATGCTCCTAAAATGGAAGAAGTAACATTTACAACACGGGATCGAAGCGGTGGGACAGGCGATTCAGATGGAATGGTTGTAGAAGCTGTAAAAAACAATTGGTTCCATGTCCGTGTTGATAGTTTATCAGAGTCCCGCTTCTTACCTGTTGGAAAAGGCGGAAATCCTCTTAATCCATCCGGTACTAAGGACTTAGGCACAAACGGTACTACTACAAATATTAACGCTTCAACTGCTCAAGTTTGGTCTGCTGAAACAGCAATGACACTAGATGCATACGTTCAACCAACATCAAGTAATGATTATATTTATAAAGTAACGAAAGCTGGAACGACAGGTGTTACACAACCTTCATGGCCTACTGTAGAAGGCAACACTTTTATGGATGGAACGGTAGAATATATAGCAATTAAAATTAATAAAACACCGAAGGCTAAAGAAATTTTAGGTTTAGCCAATGCTACGAATGCAGAAGGAACTAACGCTGATTTAGCAGGCGGTAACTTCGTTAAAATTTCTGTTTATGCAGATGTTCCAATGGATGCATCTGCAGGTAAAAACCTACTAATGCAACGTGTTTCTTATCGTTACGTATAAAAATTAATACAATACGAGTAGTTTTCAGGGTAAGGGTCAGTCCCCTACCCTGTTTTTATGCAATCAATAAAACACTTCAATGCAATGAAGGAGATGGGTATTATATGTTATTCACCAATACTGAAAACTATCAGGCAATCAATATCCCCTTTAATTGGAATGCCGATTACGCCAATGGTAAAAACTTCGCTGAGTATGACCTACTTACGCATAAAAAAAATGATTTTTATTTAATTCAGAGAAACCAGGTCATTCGGTTTGGTTTGTTTGGACAAATGATGAAATTTTATTTCGAAATGTCAGATGGCTCCTTCAACATAGATGGTAGAAAAATTGAAATCGAATATGTGAAAGAAGATGGCACAACCTATCCTTTAACAACGAATTACGAGCATAAAGACCTTATCACATATAAAGAAGCCTTTACTGATTTTAGTAATCAACAAGGGGTTCAACGATCGAATATCAAATCGATACATTTTGGCTATAAAACTAATTACAAGATGGAAGATATCCAACTGTTTTTTCAGCCGATTGTCACATTGCCATTTAACGAGCATGCCTTCATTGCTGTAAAGCTTACTTCAACTAAACCAATGAACGGATATTTGGTTTTCAAAACAAATGGCATTGAAGTAGGACGGTTTTATGCTCCATTAGAAGCCAATCGAGTTGGTCAAATAAACTGGATTATTAAATAATTCGTATAGAAAGGAAGAAGGGAAAATGAAACGATTTTGGTTGCAACTACCTGACAAAAGCAATGATTTTGAGATTACTGCCGCTAACAACAAGTTCTCACTATTTGAATCATCCACTGAACAAAGCTATACAATAGCTGTGGGAAAATACACATTAGAAAAGCTCATTGAAATGTTCTCAAACGAAGGCTTGGTTGCCAGAATGGGCGGTATCAATGCTGATAAGAAAGCTAAATTTCTTGTGTTGTTTTTAAGTCAATCTATTACGAATTTTAATGGAAACTTTATTACATTCATAGGCGGTATAGAATCGATTGATACTGGAGATAGACAAGAAGAAAGTATCATTCATTAAGAAAGGAGGATGCTCTCATGGCTTTATTTGGCGGTAATTTAGAGAAAAAAGAAATAGGGCTAGCCCTCGGTGTATCTGGTACATATAAAAACACAGAAATCGACAAAACAACAGGACATTTACGATTAACTCAAATGGATTTTGATAGTAATGAAAACCCGATTTATGCCGCAGAAGGCAGTTGGACTTCGGATGTAATTAATCTCGGAGATAAATTTAATCGCTACGAAAAAATATTTACAACAAACACGACGAATGGCTCAAGCTCATTTACAGTATCCACAAGAGTATCAGCTAACGGTGTAAATTGGTCCGATTGGTTACCTATCACAGCGGACGGAACAATCCAGTCATCTATGAAACCATACATTCAAGTAAGAATTGATTTATTTGCAGGGTTTGTGTCGGATGAATTTATTATTGCTAAAGGGGATTTTGAGGCTAATGAATTTGTTGAGGAGAAGGAATACAAAAAAAGTGGTTACATTGTACCCAAACTGACATCTAATACATCTTCCACAGAAGGTTTTGCTTTTGCTTCTAGTCAATACAATACTAGTTATCCTGCTTGGAAAGCATTTGATAAGGTTGATACTAGTGAAGGTTACGTTACAGCTGGTGGAACTATAGCAGGTTTTATAGGTTTCTGCTTTAATACTGAAAAAATAATTACCAAATATAAATTAAGAAGTATGGCTAGTAATTCACATATAACATCTATGCCTAAAAATTGGATTGTTCAAGGAAGCAATAATACAACAAATGGCTTAGATGGCGATTGGGTAATACTAGACACCCAAACTAACCAATCTTGGAAAGCTGTAAATACAGACAATGAATATTCTTTCTCCACAATAGCGAAATTTAAAGCCTATAGAGTTAAATGGTCTGAAAACAATGGCTATTCTACATACACAGGCATTGGAGAATTAGACTTTTTTGAAAATAGTTCATCAACTTTAAAACTTAAACGTGACTATATATTTGAACAACAACAAGACTTAGATTGGTCAGATGTCGGTAGTCTACACAGAATAAAGATTTCTCGTGGTCAATGGCAAAGAATTGATAGATTAGAGGTGAAATAAATGGATATTGTAACTAGTTTTGATAATTTGGGTGGAAAAGGTGATAGAAGAAGCATATTAACATCCAATGTGGTTGCTGTAATTGATGGCACTGAAACTACCTACATGTCCTATGGTAATGGCGATCAAATTAATATAGACATTGTATTCAGTGGACTAGAAGGAAAACTATATATTGATTGCATTAAAGTTATTAGAACAAACTATGGGTTTAGTGATAAGCAAATATTATTAAATGATGTAGTAATAGGTACTTTTAATGATAATGTAGACTCTCCACTACCTTTGATAAAACTCAAGAAAAATGACAAATTAACTATTAGAGGGCGAAACAAAGAAACAGGTGGTGGAACGTACCCAACATATATAAGAGAAATTCAGTTTAAGACATTTTTTATTCCATATCAGTCTTTTATCTACCATGAGGGCTATTATAAAAAATATGTTAGAAAAAAAACAGGTGAAAATATCATACCTGATATGACAAGTGATACAACCCCTAGTGGTATTGCATTTGGAGATTCTACATTTAGTGCTAGTTACCCATATTGGTATGCTTTTACCTCATTAGACAGTCAATGTTGGGTAAGCAGTTCTACGCTACCACTACCACACTTTATTGGCTATGATTTCGGACAACCACGAAAAATCAGATCTTACGGTGTTAAAAATAGAACACTTGATGCTAATGACTTAATCACAGCACCTAACACTTGGATTCTTCAAGGCAGTAACAACAATTCAACTTGGATAGATTTAGATTCAGTTTCAGGAATAACCTGGGCATCTAAAGGTCTTGAGAAAAAATTTGATTTAAAAGAATCTGTTGAGTATAGGTATTATAGACTCTATATAACCGCTAACAATGGATATTCAGGAGGTGCTGTATCCATAGCAAAACTATCATTATTTGAAGAAGATACAGTTGCAAATTGGGAATATATTTCCACAACACTACCTGAAAAAAATCTATTCTTAGAAAAAGGTATGTACCTTACACCTGTTTTTGACCGTATAGTAGAAACATTAGACACTGTTGAAATGACTGATATTAGTGCAAACCTAGCAGTAGGAGAAGTAGGAAAGCTATTCAGCAAAACTATTGATTTAATGAAATGTTTTGATATTAGAAATATCAAGGTTGAGGTGAAATAAATGAATTGCTATTTAAAAATAGAGGGTTCAGGCGGTGGCGCTAGTGGTAGTGGAATAAATTTCATTGAAGTATATGACCAATCGGGCGCAATATTAGGGTTAACAAAAAGTGATGTAGTTGAAACCAATGCTGCTTTTAGAATAGATGAAACAAACTATGTTCAAATGTTTCAAACAAGAGGTGCATTAATACCTTATAACGGTAATTCTAGTGGAATTTATTATGTGATTAAACTTCCTGAACATGTGGTAGGTTTTACAAAAGTATTTTTAAAAAATTGGGGCAATGGTTCTTACGACATTAGAAATATCAGAGTGAGTGTTTCAAATGACAATCTTGACTATAAGGAAATTTATTATGGTGAGTTTGGGACATCCGAAGAAAAATATATTTTACAAAATTATTTTCTAAACAAGAGAAGATTACTTGTTCAATCAAAAGATCGTATTTATTCTCTTATATATAGTGATTCATTTGAGCCATTAGCCATGACCTCTTATACAACACCCTCACCATATGAAATAACATCTAGTGGTGAATACAGTACTTCTTACGCTTGTTGGAAAGCTTTTGATGGGAAAAACGTAGGCTACGGCGATTCATGGTTGACAACAAACGGAAGTCCTTTAGGTTGGCTTCAAGTAAATTTTGGCACAAGTAAAAGATATAATAAAATATCTTTCACAACAAGAAACTATAGTGATAGCAATACTACTGCTCCAAAAGAGTTTAAGATATTAGGCTCTCCTGATGGATTGCTTTGGACAGAGTTAGCATTAATTCAAAATCAAACAAGTTGGAAACAAGATGAGACTAGGATATTTGAGTTCAATAATACAAGAGCTTTTCAGTTTTATAGGATTCAAATAACAGCAGCAAACTCAACAACCTACTCTGCTATTGGTGAGGTGGTTTTTGGTTACAAAGGTATTTCTATATTCAGTTTGAGTAAAAAAACAGCAAGTGATTTTTCTAAATATGGAGTAATGGAACTAAAAAATCTCGATGGTGCTATTAACGTAGTTAACTATGTTGTGCAAGAAATTGAGAAAAAGACTCTTACAACAAAAAAAGTAGACAAAAAACCCCTCAGCATCGGAATTATCTAATGCTGAGTTTTATTTTAAATTAAATACAAAGGAGTACAACAATGACTGTTACATGGAGTAGCACACTTAAAAGCACTGACGCAACTGTGTCTTCTGATGGAAAAACAGCTTCTATTAGAGGTGGTTGGGCAGTCACTCAAGAAAACATCACAAGTGGAAAGCATTATTTTGAGTTTGTAATAAATACTTATGCTCAAATAGTAATAGGTATTTCTCAAAGCATATCAGCACCTATAAAGCCAACAGAAAGTCAAGTAAGAGCAATATTTGGTTATGATGGGAACAAAGTATATCCTAGAAGTACTTATGGAAGTTCTTTTAATGCATCAAACATTATAGGAATGGCAATTGAAATGGATGTAGGAGAAATATCTTTTACTAAAGATGGTGTTAATTTAGGGGTCGCATTTAGAAATTTAAAAGATTTAGGAGAAATTAAATTGTACGTTTCCACTTCCACAATTGGAGGAAATGAATCTATCACAATTGTAGATGACTTAGATAAAATGAAATACTCAGATGTAGCAAGAGATTTTCTATTTCACAAATGTTTAGCATTAAAAAATCCTAGCAATCATGCTCAACCCTATTCCTTATCACATAACACCCTTATTCACCTTTCTGACAATTCACCTCAAAACATGATCTTATGGGGTGTTGAGAAAGGTAAAGAAGTTCAATTAGATACAACTTTCACTAAACAAAGCTACCCTAATGATTTAAGTAGCTTTGAAAATAACATTGAGGATAGGATTCTTTCCTCAAAGCTTGCGAAAAAACCAAAAACAATTATCTTAAAAACATAAATAAAAAAACAGTTTAAAAGAAAGGAAATGATTATTTTGTCAGAGCTTGTGTGGTATGAAACTAATATGACTTCTAATACATCTCCTTCTCCATTAGTTGTGAGTGCTAGTAGTGAATTTTCAGGTGCTTTCAATGCATTTAAAGGAATGGACAACAATAACTATTGGGGAACAACCAATTATTTACAAAATAACGCATGGATAAAAATAGATTTCGGTGAGTTAAAACTTGTAGATAAATTTAGAATAAAAGGTCATTCTGTACTTACAGAAAACCCGAAAACAATACTACTTGAATATTCTTTAGATAATAATAGTTGGACTAAAATATATGAGGGTATAGAGCCTGCTTGGACAACCGATGAAATACGAGAGTTTAAAGTACCAAAAACAATTGGAAGATACTTCAAACTAACTGTAGTAAATAATCATGGTTCTTCATATTCATCAATAAAAAAATTACAATTTGGATTTTATGATGTACTTGCTAAATTTATTATTCAGTCTAACACTGATTTTTTCAGTTTTGATACATCAACAAAAACATTAATACATCTACCAAATAATTCTGCTTCAACTCTTATGAAATTTGGGGTAGACAAGAACAAAGAAATTGATTTAACTACTCCATATAAGAATCACAAGTATATCACTTATGATGCAACAAATGATATATACAATGAATCAACATTATTAGTAACAGAAGGATTCTCCGTTTATGATTATTTAGTTGATAACCCTATAATTACAGTGATTTCTGAATCTGATGTTGCAATAATAGAAACAGAAACTGAACCATTTAGTGTGTATGACTATATCGGTGATTTTCCTGAAGTCATAGTTTATACAGAAGATAAAGAAGACGTTATTGTATCAATAAACAGTGAACCATTCGACATTTACGATGAGTTCGGTGATAGTGTTGAAGTACTTTACTACACTGACGATCTAGAGGTCACAAATGCTGATTTAATCTTAGAAGCCAATTGGTCACCGCTTGATGAATTAGAGGGTGATTTCGAGATTGTGACATGGACTGATGAAGAGCCTGAGACTGCACAGAGAGTACTTGAAATGAAAGCTATACCTAAACCTCAGTTTATTAAGTTGGTCAATCCAAAGCGAATCTATGGTGCTTTAGATGAAGTGTTAGTGAATGATTTCTCTCAATCCTATCGTGATGAAGCTCGTTATTTTATCTCTGGGACGGATACATCGAAGTGGTATGTTTGGAATAAGGTTCTTAAGAAGTTTGTCATAGCCGATGCTTCTAGTGAAGAAGCTATTATCGCCAATGGTATGAAACATACAGACTTAAACAATATCACTGACACAGAATGGCGAACATGGAATGAACAGTTCTTAAATATTGGGATCTTCTTAAAAGACAATCCTCGTGATACCATCGTTTCAGTTGTTGAAAATGTTTCATATAAAGATTATCTTCCACGTCATACATCCACGATTCAGGACACAAGTCTATATATTTTGAATACAACTGCCAAAATTGATATTGCTTTTAATGGAAATGTTTTAAAAGGAATGTTAAGTGATGATGACTTAACACGCGTTCAATATCGGGTATTACTGAACAATCGCTACTTCTACCCTGCTGATGGCAGCTTTACACAACTAGGTGAATCTCCTCAAAATATTGAGTTAGTAATACGAAGTAAGGACATTAAAATTGATGATTGGAATACTTTAAAAGTAGAGTTTCAAGATTCCTTTGGTACTACCGATTATTGGTCCACAAACTTTATGGGTACATATACAGGGCTTATGTTTAAAGATGTTTACGGTGAATACTTTTCTAATGAAATTGGAGAAGTATTAAAATATCTTGATTTTGGTGTCATTATAGCAGGACAAACGACTGTCGAACATGAGGTATTTCTCAAAAATCAATATGGCTATGATGTTAAAAATGTGCACTTGCTTGCAAATACAACTAATTTCCCAAGCGATATGACGGTCGAGTTTAGTCAAAGTAATTCACCTTTTACACCTCATTCAGATTTAAAGCTCAGTGGTGTGCTTGCGAATAATGCTGAAACGACCTTTTTTATTCGCTTAAAAACAAAATTAGGTTCAACGCCTGACGCAAATGGATCGTTTGACATTATCGTGAGAGCTGATAAAGCCTAATCACAATACAATGTGATAAGGAAGTGAAAAGATGAACGAAGATAATAATGAAATAGTAGAGAAGAATTCCCCCCTACAACAACAGACAGATGAAAACGAAACTTTGCAAAACGATTGGCTGAGCATAGAATCTGTCCTTACCGTTAGCAATAGTTTTAAGGCAAAATATAGTTTAATTGCGGTTGGCAGCGCTGATATTTATACAGAAATTATTTCAAGACCTAAAAAAAGTGCCGACGTTCATATGGAAATTATTTCTCGTGCCTATGGAGAGTCTTCGAAAGAAACTTACATAAACATAATGTACCGAGGAAATGCAGATGTACTAACAGTGATTCAACCAATTGGATATAACAACCTGCTGGCCGAAATAGAAGTGCCGCCTCACAACAGAATGTCGGCTATTTATGAAGTTCAACAACCGCCAATTATTACGAATGTATTCACCCCTACTCAAGACGCTTTTACTCGTGAAAAAACGGAATATCAAACGATTAACTATGGTGATTATTCATCTATGTTGGTAGGTCACGGTCATGATGATATTTGGCGATCTTTTGTACAATTTGACGTTTCTTCTATCAATCCTTCTTATGTCTTAACAAATGCATATGTAAGGCTGTACTACAGTGGTAGTATTCCTAATGACATTCAACTGGAACTTTTAAATTCTGGTAGTAAATGGTCAGAATATAGTATAACACACTTAAATCGCCCTACGCCTATTCAACTAATTACCAATCAATACACTATCAATGAACAAGCAGGTTACGTTGAATTTAACGTGTTCGATATCGTAAAAAGTTGGGTCTCCCTTAGTCAAGTGAATAACGGCTTTATTATTCGAGTATCGAATGAAATAGCCAATGGCTCCGCTAACTTTAAAACAAAAGAATCGCTGCAACCTCCTGAACTAGTAGTAAATTATTTTGACTCTACAATATTTAGTTTTGGTAGAAGTCAGCACATTACTGAAATTTTTGTTTATACGTCGCGGCATTCAGTTAAAGAAGCGGAAATCACAGTTGGTTCAACATTTGAACATTCTGATTATGATACATATCTATACGTTCATCGTGATGAAGTACCTCTCGATGAAGATATTTTCGTAGATATTCTAGTGAATCAACCGTTTATTCCAAGTGAGCTTGTGGTAGCTATTCCAGATGAAAGCAAGATTTTGACGGAGATTAGCGTTAAAGTTGCAAGAACTTCTTCGATTTTTACAGATATTACTATCAATAAACCAAATATTCCAATTGAAATTACAGCATCCGTAGGTAAAGATGAAGATCATGAAATAGTATTAGTTGTAAATAAGCCTTTCACAGAAGCAGAAATCACTATTCCTTCACATAAGGATAGTGATATGAATACTGAAATTGATATTAACACTATTTTTTCAAGTATTGTACATACTGAGATTCTTGTAAGTAAAGATACTATTCCTGTTGAAATTTCATCACGAGCTCTTAAAGATCATAACTTATATTCAACAATTTCTATTTCTAAACCAAATATTGAAGCAGAAATCGCGGTAAACTATCGAGACGATATTTGGATTGAAATCGAACCAAATATCATTAGTAATCTTGCAACTGAACTTGTTGTATCAAAGCCTGCAGTTGCAACTTGTATAGCCATTAGAGTACAAGAAGATTTTGATTCAAATGCAGAAATTTTTGTCTCTTACATAAATGAAATCAATACCGAGATTACAGCAAAAAAAGTTAGCCAGTTACCTACTGAAATTGATATTAAGGCTGTTAGTCAAATTGACACGATATTAACTGTATCAAAACCATCTATCCCTACTCAAATCACAATTCCAACTTGGGATAATTCAGATATTTTAACAACAATAAAACCGCGAATATTGTATGTAAACAACTTAAATACAATCATTAGGGTAAATGGTGGCGTTTCAGGTTATGCATTTATAATGTAAAACAGAAAAAGGAGAAAAACGATGATTATTAAAAATTACGAAATTAGTGAGTTATATGCTTTTCTATTTAACCTTATTTTAAAAGGGAAAGAGTCACGCATGCGTACCAGGTTTCTCAAACTATTGGAAGATCAGCTAAATTTAGTGAATCAGGAAAGACAGCAATTAGTAGCTGATTATGCGGATAAAGACGACAACGGAGAAGTTTTATATAACAAAGAAATTGTTGATAATAAGGAAATTGAAATACCTATTTTCGATAAAGATGCTGAAAAAGAAGTTCAGCGTCAAATTTTAACTTTACTTCATGAAGATTTTATTATCGAGGAAACGGCAGATAAATTGGACATGCTGCAAGTTTTACAAGAAATACTGTTAAATTTAGATTTAGAGTTCACTGGTAAAAAAGCAACTTTATATAATCGATATTGCGAAATTTTCGAGGACATCCAATTACTTGAAAATCAATAGAATTCTTTTGGGATAGTTGTGGACTGTAAATCCACACTATCCTTTTATTATTTTTTAAAGTTGGTGATGAATGTGGAAAGTGAAAAACATGGAGAACGATTGGCGACTGTAGAAGTAGAAATGAAGAATCACGAAAAAAGAATTTCAAAATTAGAAGGTAACCATGAATTATTACAACGTTTAACAGTCGTTTCAGAACAACAACAAGAAATGAATAAATACCAACAAATTCAATTAAATCGAATGGATAAAACATTCAATAACATCAATATTAATCTAACGAAACTAAACATGTCACAAGTAGAACTGCAAGATGATGTAAAAGGTATTGGCAAACGAGTAGACAGTATTGAAGAAGATTTAAAATATGAATCTGCAAAAGATAACATCTCCATTAGCGAAATCATTAAACAATATCTAAATTGGTGGATTCTTATTCCTCTCACCATTTTAGGCACCGAAATATTAAAATGGCTTGGTTTATAAGAAAGGAAGGATTATATATGAAAATCAACTGGAAAGTACGTAGTCGTAACCCTCAATTTTGGATTACGTTTGCATTATCTATTATTACCCCACTATTCGCCTACTACGGCATTACTGGAGCTGATTTAACTACTTGGGATAGTGTATGGAGCTTAATAATCAATGCCGTGTCTAATCCCTACGTATTAGCTTTAATGGCAGTAAGCACCTATAATGCCGTTCTAGATCCTACCACAGCTAATTTTAGTGACTCTCAAAACGCATTGACATATGTGAAACCGAAACGAGATGATTTTATTGACAATTAATATTAAACAACATTTAGTACACCCTTCAAAATATACGATTAAATGCCCTTATACGATTAATGCGCAATTTTTAACGGTACATAATACAGCTAATGATGCATCAGCAGCAAATGAAATCAATTATATGATTAGTAATAACCAACATGTATCCTACCATTTTGCTATCGATGATAGAGAAGTAATTCAAGGTTTGCCTTTAAACCGTAATGGTTGGCATTGTGGCGATGGTAAAGGATTTGGAAACATGCAATCAATTGGTATTGAAATTTGCTATTCTAAATCTGGTGGTAAACGTTATGCAAATGCTGAAAAATTAGCTACACAATTTATTGCACAACTTTTACTAGAACGGGGTTGGAAAATTGATAGAGTAAGAAAACATCAAGATTGGAGTGGTAAATATTGTCCACATCGCATTCTTGATGAAGGAAGATGGGTATCGTTTTTAAATAGCATTCAAAAAGAACTGAATAAACTCACTAGCAATAAAGGAGGTTTCACTGTGTCACAATATGAAGAATTAAAAGCTGACTGTCAAAAAATTTTTCAACAATTAGCATTTATTAATACAATGTTAGGAATAGTAGAGCGACCTGTTACCAAAGCTCATGAAAAAGGATGGAAATGGGCTCAAGAACAAGGTTTATTAAATGGACAAAACCCACAAAAACCACTTACTCGGGAGCAATTTGCTACAGTTCTTTATAGATTAAATAATCAAAAATAG